ATGACAGCAACATTAACAGAAGAACAATTGAAGTTAAGGCAACAAGTCCTACTGATTTTGTTCAGAGAATTTGGAAATGGGAAATATTCTAATCAATCAATATATGAATGTGCAGATGAATGGATAGAGAAGGGACATAAGATATCAGCAGGTATTGTCAAATATTATGATGCTTACTATAATAAATAACTTACTTGCTGTAATAAAATGCAAAAAATAATTAATGTACTTGCTCTTGCGTCTACTGCTGTATCTATTGCCGTTGTTGGCACTGGTGCTTACGTTTACGTTAATAAAGATTCCATCATAGAAAGTGTTACAGAGAAAGCACTTGGTGGTATAGGTGGTGGATTAGGTGGAGATCTTCCAATAGGAGCTCCTGAACTTGCACCTCCAGCAGGACAAGCAACAATCCCTTCTGCTGGTCTAGGAATATCTCAATTCTAAATAAGATAGTTGCTTGACTATCATGGCTGATGAAGTAAAAGAAGAGGTAGTAGAAGAAGTTGTTGAGGAAGAAAAAAAGAAAGGTGTCTTTGGTAAAGTAAAGGATGCCATACTACCAGATGCTGATGAACAAGCAGCAATCATCTCTACTTTTGTGCGAATTACAGTCCTTGCCTGGTCTGGTGGAATATTGACTCTTAATTATGTGGCTATTCCAGGTGTACCACAACAAAAAATAGATCCAACTTTTATTGCCTCAGTTTTTACAGGAGTTTTAGCTAGCTTTGGAATCCAGACTGCATCTAAGAAAGGTGATGGTACAATGAAGATGGATAAGAATGGTAATTCTGTTAACGGAAATGGTGGTGGTGGCATCAGTAAGAAAGACCTTGAGATGTTAATTGAAAAAGCATCACAGACTGGTCCTACTCAAACAATTAGAATTGAGCAAGCACCTATCAAGATCAGCACTGATGAAAAACCTTATCAATTGTAAAGATAAAGAAACTATTAAATGAATAACTAATTATTCAACATGATAGACCCATATCCCAAACCAAGATGGGATTTAGAAAATGATGTAGTACGACTTGAGCAAATGATTATTGTTTACGAACAAGAAATCGAACAACTGAAGATTGAAAAGGATGAATTAAAACAAGAGATCCTTTTCTTAAGAAGAAAATTGAAGATGGAGGATGATGAAGATGTGGAATCTTAATATTAAAGAATCTTTTATTAAGATTAAAGATTGGGACAAGGCATGGGCAAAAAAAATTCAAGATAAATTTAATCTTACAGATTATCAAATGCTTTGCTTGGCATTTGGTAAGGGGTTTATACTTGGTGCGTTGATACTCTAACTGAGTGTTTGAGTCCACACCAAACTAGGCAAAAATTACTATACTGTGCTATAAATATTTGCAGTATGGGATTGAATGATCATGCCCCTGACTCAACAGAAGCATTATACAGTGGGTTATCATGACCTACAACACAAACATCATGAGATATGTGAGTATGCAATAGATGCATATGAAGCAATACAGAAATCTAAGGAGGATGTTCCTGCATTAAAGGAACATCCTCATTTTGTTGACTACTGCATAACAGAAGAGGTTAATAATATCTCTAGACTCATGGAATCTGGTATTCCTATGGGGCATTAGATATGAAACATGAAATAATGTGGTGGATGAGTAGACTCACCATCATGGGAACATCCTTAAGTTTATCAGTTTGGTTGGCAGCGCAGGCATATGCGTAAATAGTATTACTTGATATAAACTTATGCTATCAACACAATATCGTTTGAGATTGGAAGGAATATGTAAGAGTATTGCTTCTGGTACTGAGGTTAGCTTGGATGATATGATCTGGGCAAACAAATTAGCAAAAGCAAACACAGCAGCAAGAGGTATGCTCAACACTGCAAGAAGGATGAGCACAAATCCTGATGAGTCTTTTCTTAATCAGTTGAACATTGGAGACCCTGATTCAACTAATCACAAGAGGGGTTTCAATGATCCACAAGATGTGGTAGAATGGTTTCATCAAGAAAGATCTGACGATTGGAGGCAAAGAGATTGATGATTTTCTTATCAAAACCATCAGTGTACCATTTACCTGGTACATGGGAAAAACAAGATGATGTTCTTATTCATCACTTAAATTTAACACCTGATCAAGGATTAATTTTATTCTTTGGTTTACTTCTAGGTACATTAGTTGCTTATGGAATTTATCTTACAGTGGGGGCAGGTAAAAAAGATTTACGTGATCCCATTGATGAACATGCCAAAATGCATGAATTAGGTATAGCACATGGACATGGTGGAAACAAGGAAGCATATGAGATGTCTGGTAAACTAAAGCACGATCATCCTCCAGACCTACTGGGATGAGTGAGGTAGTGTGGTCAGTTAATATTATGATAACTATCCTCCTGATATCAGTGGGGATAGTTTTGTACTACATATTTCAGTACGATAATTGGTATCCAAATGGGAGCGATGAAACCCCCAAGCAGGAAGAGCTGCTACAATTTCAGAGTAGTGACGATAGACAAGGTACTTGATGGTGATACTATTGACGTTACCATTGATCTTGGTTTTGATCTTTACAAGAAAGAAAGAGTTAGAGTTGCAGGAGTTGATACGCCAGAGAAAAGAACAAGAAACCTTGAGGAGAAAGCATTGGGAATAGATGCTACTAATTGGTTGAAAAAAAAGTTAGAAGATACTATTGCAGGTGATGGAGATGAACTTACTGTTAGAACAGAACTTGTGGGTGGCACTGGGAAGTATGGTAGGCTTCTTGGTTGGCTCTATATTAACGAGGATACTGTTTCATTAAATGAACAAATGATCACAGAAGGGTATGCTCATGCCTATGATGGAGGTACTAAGGATATGAACCTTGATAAATTACGTGAGATACGTAGATCATTTGGGACACTGGAGGACTAAAAAAATGCATGATGATGAAGGAACTTTGATCTCTGAGTTGTTGACAATCACAGCTCTTCTTGGTGGTAAAATGGAAAGATATGAAACCTCAAATTCTACAGGTATATCTTCTAAAAAAATTGTAATAGAATACAATGTCAAGAAAAAAAATGATCAAGAGTAGAAATGAATTGATTGCACTCTTGAAAGAGGATGCATATCGCAAAGGTGACTTCACTTTATCCTCTGGTAAAAAGAGTGAGCACTATGTTAATTGCAAACCTGTGACCTTACAGGGAGATGCTTTGATGTTTATCAGTTGGTGTATATTTGAATGCCTTGATGATGATTGTGATGCTATAGGAGGATTGACTCTTGGAGCTGATCCATTAGTAGCAGGTGTTGCCATAGTATCAGCAATAGAAGAGAGATTTATGGATGGTTTGATAGTTAGAAAAGAACCTAAAGGTCATGGTACACAGGCATGGATAGAGGGTCCTACCCTACCACTAGGATCTAAAGTAACTGTATTGGAAGATGTGATTACTACAGGTGGTTCTGCTATTAAGGCAGCAAAAAAACTTAGAGATGCTGGATATGTAGTTGAAAATGTAGTTGCTATCATAGATAGACAAGAGGTATGTGGCAAATGTAATACAGGTCAAGCTGATTCTGCTATGAAAGATGCAAATCTAAAACTCACTAGTCTATTCAAATTGGAGGAGATTATCTGATGGACATAGGAAAAGCAGCATCAGCTACAACAGCAGTAGCAGTTCTTGGAACTGGTGCGTTTGTTGGTGGAAACCACCAGATAGATAAGATGCAGGGTGGACCACAGAAGAGACAAGATGCACAGATAGAACAGATAAGACAAGTAGTGAGAGAAGAAGTCTATATACAAATGATTAATGCTTGGCCTAAAACTAGTGGACCTGTAAAGGGTCTTAAAGATCCCAAGAAAGATTATAGACAGGAGGTTCCTAAATGATTTTTTCAATGTTAAATGTAGTAGATGCTTGGAATGAGATCTCATGGGCAGATGCTATTCCATTTACTCTAGTATTGATTGGACTTTATTGGGTAAAGGTAAAGATAGATGCTTCTGCTGGTCTAGGTAGAAAGAAAAGTAGACAATTGAAAAAAATTATTGTAGAGGCAATAAAAGAAGCTAATGTCTCATCCTAATGGTTACACTAAAGAAGATATTAAAAGGATCTTAGGATCTTCTTGGCCCACTATGCCTGAAGGTCATGAGACTGGTAATCAGATGAGAAGGAGGAAGGGTAATGAAATGAGAACAGGAAAGAGACCATATCCCAAATACCCATCAAAGGAATCAAGGATAGCAGATACTTCAGGTAGGTTTGATGAGAATGGAAAATACATATACCCACCAAACTCAGGGTTTAATTATGTGCAATGGTGTAAAGATCATCCTGATTCAACAGAAGCAGGATCATATGGGAATAAAGTATCATGATTCCTGATATTGAAAGTATTGTTGTTAACAACAATCAAATACCTGTTATTGGCATTGGTAATAATTCCATAGAACCTATTGGAGTAAGATATATTTCTGATGTTAGAGTGTGGAGTTATATACCTCCATCAACAAAAAATATGACAGTTCCTGTCACCATGCAGATAGGCACTCCCATAGTCAATATGCCTGGTTGTGTGAAGGTTCATAAGGAGAACGCAAAGAATCCAAAGAATAAAAATAAGATGTTGGTGGATGATGATCCTAAAGGTAATACAGTATTGTGCGATGCTGGTGCTCCTTACTATGAACCAGCAGAGTATGATTATAGAGACTTGACTTGGCAAACAATAACTCAAGATCCACCAGAACCAGAGGGTATAGATGCTGGAGAACCACCTACACCAGAATT